CTTCAATGTAGCAGTAGCCAGGTTTTGGAAATTGCGCACTGCCATTTTTCATCTCGAATCGTCCTGCGCTGGATTTCTCAAGAAGCGATTTTGGAATTTCGACGAGTTCGTAGAAGTAATCCGGGGTGGAGTACGCGAAGGATGCAATGGGGATTGACTGGATGAATCGAAATGAAATGGCGCAGGCGATACCACCAGCCTACACAGAGTATTTGGGGTGGCAGCTTCGGGCGGCGATGATGCTACGCGCTGCGGGCTAACGCAAAAGTCAGGGACGCCGGCACGCACGGCGTCCGCAGGACTGCCGGTTGAAAAGGAGAAGAAAGTGGCAGAACTGATTTTGACTGACGAAGAAAAAGCAGCGGCACTCTGGAGCGATCTGGACGACGCGGCACTTGGCAAGCTGGTGAAAAAGAAGATCGCTTTTCTGACCAGCGCAGCCGAGCAACTTGACCACGTGACAATGTGGGCAGCAGCGATGCTGATTTGCTGCAATGCCGCCGAAATGAATGCCGGAACCGCTGAATTTGACATGGGAGGGCTGACACAAGGAGGCCGCGACTTTGGGGACTGGCGGGTGGTGGCGACCAAGATCGAGCCTTCTAACGCCTGAATTCAGGGGCGATGCGCGGCTTCATCGCGCGGCGTCCCCTGGAATGACGTGTTATGCGTTTTTGACTATGAGACACCTAGACCTTTTTTCAGGGATCGGCGGTTTTGCACTAGCTGCGAAGTGGGCAGGGTTTGAAACCGTTGGATTCTGTGAGCAAGATGATTTTTGTAAGTCGGTGCTGGCGGCACGGTGGCCGGGTGTGCCGATACATAACGACGTGAGGGATTTAGATGGGCGATTGTTTCGAGGCGTTGAGCTTATTTCCGGTGGATACCCGTGCCAACCATTCAGCCTTGTTGGCAAAAGGCGCGGCGCAGAAGACGACCGCCACCTCTGGCCGGAAATGCGCCGAATTATTGAGCAAGCAAGACCAACTTGGGTGGTATCTGAAAATGTTGCTGGTCACATCACGATGGGCCTCGACGACGTGCTCTCTGACCTGGAAAGCATCGACTACGCCGCGAGGGCGGTTGTTATTCCGGCTTGCGCCGTCGGAGCCTTACACATCCGGGAGCGGGTTTGGGTGGTGGCGAACACCAACGGTAGGAATGATAAATCAGGCCCGCTCGAAAGACCCGGAATACGCGGGGAAGTTGAAGGCCAAAGGCCAGACGGTGACGCTTGCAGCGCAAGTTGGGGCGCTGCACGGTGGGCAAAAACTGAACCCGGAATTTGCCTTGTGGCTGATGGGATACCCGACAGGGTGGCTCGATACCGCGCCATCGGAAACGCAATAGTTCCGCAAGTGGCTTACGAGCTACTGCGGGCGGTGACGCATAACGCCAAGTAGACGGCACTTCTTCTGTACACGTGAGACCCGCCAAACCTATGACCCTCGCCACTCTCGATTTTGAAACCTACTCCGAGGCCGGGTTCGTCTGGTCCCCGGAGTTGAACAAGTGGACGTGTTTGCCCAACGCCAGCCAGGGTAGGAAGGGGCTTCCCATCGTCGGGGCCGCTCGGTACGCCGAGCACCCGACGACGGAAGTTCTTTGCGCGGCGTATGACCTGGGGGACGGCCCTCGGCTCTGGACGCCCGATGGGTTGCCTCCGGTTGACCTGTTTGCCTACATCCGGGAGGGAGGTCTTCTGGAGGCGTGGAACTCCTCCTTCGAGTACCACATCTGGCAGAAGGTGTGCCGCCGTCTCTACGGTTGGCCGGACCTGCCGCAGTCGCAGTTGCGCTGCGCCATGTCCAAGAGCCGGGCGCACGCCCTGCCGGGAGCTTTGGGCAAAGCGGCCGAAGTGTTGGGCACGAAGAGCCAGAAGGACAAGGACGGTGAACGATTGATCCGCCTCTTCTGCTCCCCCCGCGACCCAACCAAGAAAGACCCGCGTCGGCGAATTCTTCCTGCCGAAGAGCCGGAAGAAGCGGCCAAGCTGTACGCCTACTGCCTGGGGGATATTGCCGCCGAAGCGGAAATTTCTGCCTTGATTCCAGACCTTCCCCCGGAGGAACTGGCGAACTGGCAGATGGATCAACGCATCAACTGGCGTGGGGTGGCAGTAGATACCGAGGGAATATCCGCTTGCCGAGAACTTATCGGACAGGCACATGAGCGTTATAACCGTGAGTTATACGTCCTCACGGACGGCGTAGTAGCGCGAGCCAGCGAACTACAGAAGCTTATGGGGTGGCTGCACGGCCTGGGCGTACATACTGACTCCCTGGATGAGGAGCATTGCACGGGGCTACTGGCGGGTAACTTACCCCCCGTCGCTCGTCGCGCTTTGGAAATCCGCGCCGCAGCGGGCAGTGCCGCAGTGAAGAAAGTTTACGCCATGCGCAACACCGTTTGCGCCGACGGCCGGCTGCACGATTTATTCCTTTACCATGCAGCAAGGACGGGGCGCACGACCGGCGCTGGCCCCCAGCCCACCAATCTCCCAAACTCCGGCCCGGAACTGGTCAAGTGCCCCGTCTGTCTCGCCTGGTACGGCCTACACCTGACCACTTGCCCGCAGTGTGGGGCAGAGCGCGGGGGCACCCGTGCTTCCGAGTGGAACCCCGAAGCGGTGGAGTTCGTCCTGTCCGTGGCGTCCGCACGTTCTCTTGATCTGATGGAACTTTACTTCGGCGACTCCATGGCCGCCGTCTCCGGCTGTCTGCGCGGCCTGTTTGTGGCGGCCCCAGGGCACGACCTGATTTGCTCCGACTACTCGGCCATCGAGGCGGTAGTGCTGGCGGAACTGGCGGGGGAGGCGTGGAGGCAAGAAGTGTTCCGCACGCACGGGAAGATTTATGAAATGAGCGCGGCAAAGATCAGCGGCGTTCCGTTCGAGGAGTTCATGCGCCATGCGGGGTATGTGGACGAGGAGCTATCCGCCCCGGACTGGTACAAGCGCAAGCCCTCCGCCCCCGGCAAACACCACCCGCTCCGAAAGACCGTCGGTAAGGTGGCGGAACTGGCGTCCGGTTTTCAAGGCTGGATTGGCGCTTGGCTCGCCTTTGGCGCCGACGCTTTCATGTCCGAAGAGGAAATTAAGCAAGCGATCCTGGCCTGGCGTGCCGCTTCCCCCGCTATCGTGGAATTTTGGGGCGGGCAAGAGCGCAACCGGAAACCCGATCTCTACGGGGTAGAGGGGGCGTTTCTGTCCGCCACCATACACCCAGGCGAATGGTACTGGTTTCGCGGACTGGGGTTCTGCGCCCAGAACGGCACGACATACATTCGTCTCTTATCCGGTCGGCTCCTCACATATCATCGCGTCCAGACGTACCCGAGCGAACGTCGGGCCAATACGCTTACCCTCAGCTACGAGGGATGGAACACAAACCCGAAGAATGGCCCGGCCGGCTGGCAACGGTTTGAAACATGGGGCGGGCGCCTCACGGAAAATATCGTGCAGGCAACGGCCCGAGATATTCAGTGGCACGGAATGCGTGCCCTGGAAGCGGCCGGGTACCCCGTCGTGCTGCACGTCTACGATGAAGACGTGGCTGAAGTGCCGGAGGGATTCGGATCGGTGGCCGAGTTCGAGCGCATCATGTCGGATATGCCCTCCTGGGCGCCCGGCTGGCCGATTCGGGCGAACGGAGGGTGGCGCGGGAAACGCTATCGAAAGTAACTTGACGAGCGGAGAGGAATACGGTATCAAGGGAAGACGCACCACGACGGAGAAAATGTGACCACCTACCGCGCCATCGTCCTGGATACCGGGCACCTTACGACTATCAGGCTGATGCGCCCGTGGCCTGGTCGGGCAGCCTGCCGGACCTGCTGACCAATCACGTGGAAACGGCCCAGGCCTACCACCGGCTGGCCCAGCATCAGGAGAACCTGGTGCGCTGGCTGAGACAGGTGTGGCCGGCGCTGACCGCACAACCGACTGACCGCAAGGACCGCAGCCCATGATCGAAATCGCCAACCCAGAAGTGCGCCCGGCGCTGACCTACAACCGGATTTTCCTGCGGTCGTTCGTGCTGATCCAAGACCCTGTCACCGGGGTTCGAAGGCTGGAAATGGTCATCAAGACCTTCGCCCAGGACAGCGCAGGAAAGCCCGTCTATTCCGACTCCGAGCAGATCGTGGCGATTGACGACTTCGACGCCTGGATGATTCCTGTGATGGCCGAAAAACTCGGCTCCGTCGAGGCTGTTGGCGCCGCCTATGAGGCCGCAAAATCCGCATCCAACTCGCTGACTATCGTTGATGCGATGGCGGCGTTTCAGGCCGGTGTGGCTCAAATCTGCGCGGCCCGCGGGTTGTTTGATGTTCAGTCGGTAGCGTAATGGCAATCACCTACACGGGGGGGGTCGTACAGGTCGCGGGGTCGAAAGACTCCGGCACTTGTTCCGGCCTCATCGACGAATACACCTTGAATTGCGCCAGCAAGTCGTGGACGACGAATGCCTGGGCGGGATACGTCGTCTATATCACGGGGGGCACGGGAGCAGGCCAAAGCCGGGTCGTGCAGTTGAACGACGGACAAAATCTGTACCCCAGGAGTCCGTTTGCAATCCCCCCAGACAACACCAGCACCTTTGTGCTCAGTTACCGCCTAGCCGACGCCGTGGCGGCGGTGGGCACCTACGTCACGCTCACCGCAAACACCACGTTGTATGCCTGCTCCGTGCCGATCACGATTATCAGTGGCGGTTATTTCAACACCTACAAGGAAAATTTACGGTTCTCCACGGACGGTAACTTTTTGACGGTAGCAACGGGCGGATTTTTTCAGGCCGGCGAACTTGTACCGAGCGGAAACAGAGGATTCGGTGGCGGCGAAATCATCTATCAGGCATCCTCAACGTGGGCCGGATCGCGTCAATCGACGCAGTTGTGGGATTGTTTCAACGGGAAAATCAGGTTGTATGGCGCGGCTCTGACGCTTCAAAACCCACGGTCAGAACTGACCAACATTATGGAGGTTTGGCTGACCGGCAGCGCGACATCCCCGTACCCTGATATGCAGATGGTTGATGTAACGCTCAACGAACTGGTCTATACCGCCAAATCTGGCGCGGTGATAAATCGTGCGCTATGTCATGCCGCGCCAAAATCCGGCACTGTATCAGGAAACCCCTACTGTAACTCCCGGATAGTCGTGTACTCGGGAGCGCAAGTGAAGGCCAGCACTTCGATAGTGCATCTGAAAACTGGAAATTGGATTGATGTTATCGATCCTACGACAGACAATGTTGCTGGTGCAGACATTGTGTGGGACGGTAATGGGTACCCGGCACTGTGGGGTCTGACGACAAGCAGTGGAGACGCAAGCTATAGCTTGCAGGTCTCTGCCGCCACGGGTAATCTGTACTTTGGATCGCTGGTTAAGCCGTCGATTTCAGACTCCTCAGGGAGTCCTCTAGTAGCGACAATCGGGCTTATGAACAGCGCGGGAAATCCGGGGATCATGACCTCGGTTGCCAACAATGCCCCTGTTTTTAGCTACGCCGTCCAGACCAATGTGTCAGGAACCTACGTGGGTTGCGTAGGTTCTGGGGAGGGGCTGCCAGTTCTTTCTTTTGCGTACGTCTCGAACGCAGGGATCAGTGGCGGCGCGTTCACATTGCGTGTCCGGGCCTACGGCTACGTGTTCCAGTCGTTCGCAAAAACGTACAACTGGCTCTACAGATACGCGGAAAACATCGCCCTGCCGGCCAACGCCAACACCGCCGTTACTTCGACAGTGGCCTCGGCGTACACCGGCATCAGCATCAGCGGCACCACGAACACCATCACCATGACCGGAACACGCAGTCTTCAGGAACTTTACGACTATGGTCAGTGGTGGGCCTGCCAGACCGCGAACATCAAGTACGCCGAGCCGCTGGTGGCTGGCGGAAACGGCAACTTCACTTCCAGTTACAACCTGACGATCAACGGCGGGACTCTGACCGGAACGGGCACGCTGAACCTGGGCAGCAACAGCCTCACGCTGACAGGTGGCGGCACGGTTTCCCCGTCCACCCCCGTCACCTATTCCGCGGGCACCTGGACGGCGCTGACCTTCTCGGTTGTTGATTCGTCGGGCGTATCGGTTACAGGTTACGAGTATCGGCTGTATGTGAAATCATCAACGACTGGTGTAATTGGGGCGTCTGAAATAACCGGGTATGAAACCCAGGCGACAAACCCTGTGTCAGTTTTCTACACGTTCAATACGTCTGCTGTGATTGCTGAATTGCAGGTAATAAAGGCTGGCTACCTGGAATCCGTCACCGAATTCACCCTCGGCAGTACCCCGATCGCCCAGACGATCACCCTTCAGCTTGAAACGAACATCTAGGACCTAGACCATGGCCACGATTGACCTCGACATCACCAAGCTGAAGCAGAGCACCAACCCTCGTGGAAGCTCACCCAACGGCAACATCTACTTCGACAAGACCACGGGCGTCATTCAGTTGATTACCGTGGAAGAACTCACCACCGTGGATTTCGGCGCGGGGGCCGTTGCCAACCCGCTGACGAACTATGACGGCGTGACCATGCACGCGCTGTACGCCTTCGAGCGTCAGGAGCGGAAGGTGGATGAAACCATCCGCTACGTGAAGCCCTGGTTTGGTTCCAGCCGGAACTACAAATATGCGGGCGCGTTTGAACTCATCAACGGGCGCAAGTTCGACGCCACCGACCGCACCAAGATCAGGTCTTCCGGCTGGGTGGAGCGGGCCGCGACGGACGCCATTGACCGCATCTATTTCGGCGTGCGCTCCCTGGGCACGATCAACATGGCCTCGGCCCCGTACTACCAGCTTGCCGCAGGCGGCGACCCCAGTGCCTTCAGCAAGGCCGGGCCGATCAACGAGGCCATCCAGGTGTTCGGCAGCACGGCCAACGGCGACAGTGGCGCGGGTAGCTTCGACTCCCGCACCTACCTCGCCATCAGCGTGCGCACCTTTGGCAAGACCTACGACCGCAAGGTGCTGGCCGACTCGGGCGTGACCACGATGGACGGCTACAGCACCGGCTTTGCGCTGGGGGAGGCCAACCACCTGACCACGGGCAATTACACCTTGTCCAACGTCTACGGGGGCGCCCAGATCGCCCCTTGGACCGGCATGACCCTGGAACACTACGGCAGTGCCCAGATGCGCACCGGGTTCAACGAGGGCAGCGGCACTTTCGGCTACGTCCTGCACAACGCGGCGGGCGGCAGCCTGGATCAAGTCGTGGCCTATCTGGATTCCCTGGCGCAAACCGACAACGACATTGACGAAGGGGCCGGGGTCATCCACGGCAAGCGGGTGGGCACGTGGTATTCCTACGATGCCCAGGGCCGAATAGTGACAATGGCGGGCTTGGTAATTGACAATCTACCCACGTCGGACCAGCAGCGCGTGGTGCAGACCGCCAACGAAGGCGCCCGTACCTACCCGTTCAACTCCGGCGTGACTGTCCAGATTGGCGCCTACGCGGCGGCGGACGCCAATGCCTGGTATCAGTGCTACTACAAGGACGGCTCCGGCAGCCAGGACTTCGGCGGCTCCGGCGCGGTGACTGTGCATGACGCCTCCGGCAACCCGGTCAAAGGCGCCGTGTCAGGCGCCACGACCATCAACTTTACCTACGCCTACGATACCAACACCGAGGCGGGCCTAAGTGCGGGCACCGACAAGGAAGTGATTTTCCTGTGCGAGGGCAACGGGGCCGCCACCCAGGCGCTGGCCGACTTCACCATCACGCGCTCGGCGGCGGTGGCAGCCTCGTGTGTGCCCGGCTCGGAAAACAACATTTAGGCCCGCGCCATGTCCGTCGTCGCCTCTTGGGATTTCGCCAACCGCATCATCCGTATGGGTGTTGCAGACTGGCACCCTGCCGACATCTACCGCGAGTACCGGGCATACCGGGCCGCGCACGAGTCGGTACGCCAGTTCGCACCCCTGTTGCGCTACGAGGGAAATCTGCCGAAGGGGGGCGGGAAGTTCACCCCTCGCTACATGACCCTGCTCGGTGGGACGAAGATCCTCCCGTTGGATGGCGCCACCGCCCCGGTCACGAATATCACGGGCGAGGTCATTACCGACGATCAGAGCGCCCCGCTGACCTACGCGGGCCTGACTATTCGGCCCCTGGTGAACTACGCACCTCCGGCTGCGGAAGTGATCCAGGTATCTACCTCTGGTTCATCTCCAGACCAAATCGCTGCGGCCGTAGTCGCTGCTCTCGCCAGTTCTGTCACCCCCGCCAATCTGGTTCAGGTGCGCGGTCACGCCATAACCGGCACTGGCGGGAATTCCGACCCATGGGGGCCAGCATGAGCGTATCCGCATGGGGCGTATCGTTCGGAGCCTCCTGGGGGGGTTCCTGGGGGCTTGTGGCCGAGTACCGGCATATGCGCCTGAGACTTACGTCGCGCCTATCCCCGACGTTGTACCTATCCTCCCCGGTACGCTGACGTGGAACAGATACGCCTCAATTCTCTTGTAGTCCCCTCCGCGCCTCTCCGGTCAGTTGTAGACTTCTCTGTGGCGGTACAGTCTTTTCTCACCAAATCCGCCGTTTTGGTGTCCCCGGTAACTCCCGCCATACGAGCGCCCTCACGAATCGAGAACCAGCCATGAACGAAATTTTCACTGCGGACGTAGGAACTGAGATCATCCTGGATTGTGGGGTGGATATTCACACGGCGACGGCCGTTTCAATTATCGCCATGTCCCCCCAGAACACCCGTAAAACCTTCACGGCGGCCCTGTACGGAACGCGGTCTATCCGCTACATTACGGCCTCGGGGGACTTCGACGTGGGGGGGGTATGGAGGCTTCAAGCATCCGTAGCTCTCCCCGGCTGGTCTGGCCGGGGGGCCGTGACCACACTCAAGGTATCCGCCCTACTGTAACGTCCGGTCCCGGAAGGACCGCAAGAACGTGTCGTAAATCCTCGTCTCTTGCGCCTCAGGCTCTTTGACCTGGCCGCGCATCATCGGCGCACCGGCTGCGGCCCCGCTCATGTGCGCCTGGCGGAACGCATGGGGCGGAATGTGGCGGACGTATGGGCAGAAGGGGGGAAGAGGAATGAGCGGCGCCTATCACCCCAAGGTGCTTCCGCATTGGGCATACCGCGACCCTGCGGATACCGTCAAGCTGGCATGCGAAACATCATGCAAGGGATGCCACAACGAGGTGCATGTGATGGGGTCAGTGCATTGCCTGATCGCGCGTACGCACAGCAGCCGGGGCGGGAAGAAGTGCAAGCGGTTCAAAAATCAGGAGGCGGCATAGATGGGCTTTGCGGACGTTCTGGCGATGGCGTGTGTAACATCGGACCTCGGCAGCAAGGAAAACCACATCAAGCCCGTGGAGCGCGTAGCGGCGCTCTCCGGCGCATCATCTGCCGGATCGGACCTATTCCGGGCCAGGAACTATGACCAAAACGCGCTGAAGCGGGCATATCTGGCAATCGCTCAGGACGTGTGGCATACCTTTAAAGGTATATCCCGCGCAGATGCCCACCTGCTGGCCCACGTAGCCATCGCCGAAACCCTGCACACGCGCTGCCATACCTGCCACGGCGGCGGAACGCAGGGCGGGGGGAAGGGTATCGGGACTGACCAGACCCCGGAGCGCGTCTGCCCTGACTGCGGCGGAATCGGCGTGCATCGCTGGCGGGATGGTGAGCGGGCAGAGGTGGCCGCAACGCATGCCGAGAACACGCCTGGAAACCATAGCGAGTGGATGAAGTTGGTCCGCTACTACCCCCGGACGCTGGCGATGGCGCAGGACACGGACAGTCGCACGGTCGGGGCTGCGAAGAAGAAATTAGGATAAAGGGGGGGGGCATGTGCAAGAATTAACGTGGCTTCAGTTTGCCGTAAAACTCAAGCCGCCTTTTGGCGGTTTGAATTCCCATTTGGCTGCACCAAGACACAGGGGAAGACATGCGGAAAATGCACGGGGGGTCGCATTTGGCCTTCCATGTGTGATAGGATCGCAGCACGCCTAACAGACGCCGGAGAGTTTCCGGCGATACTAAAAATGAGCGCCAGCCCTTTCGGGAAACGCGCGCGAATTTTCAGGTGGTAGAACACGAAGCCCTGACATCCGCAACGATGCCGGGGCTTTTTGCATTGGGCCAGCCCTGAAACGAGCCGCCCGAAAGATGGCCCTGTCATGGGGCGATGCGCACCAGGCGCGTTACTCATGTCTCACGCCGAAAGGTGGGGATTCCCGCAAGCTGGACATGATCCCCCGGCAAACGCCGTGAGGCGACAGCGACACTCCCGCAGCCGGGCCCCTAGATAGCCGATTCCATGCCGCCAAGACCCGCTAAGCCGTGCCGGCATCCGTCCTGCGGTGCGCTGGTCCGTGATGGCTCTGGATACTGCGCCGCCCACCAGGCCGACAAGAAGCAGGCGACATGGGCAGACAGCCGCAGAGGTAGCGCAGCAGAGCGCGGGTATGGCGCGGCCTGGACAAAACTGAGAACGCAGATCATGCGTAGGGACTCAGGGCTGTGTCAGATGTGCTTGGTGTCAGGGCGCATTGAGTTGGCGCGTGAAGTGGATCACCGGACCCCCAAGAGTCGAGGCGGGACAGATGATCCGAAAAACCTCTGGGCATTGTGCCGGGCCTGTCACCAAGCCAAGACTCAGGCTGAGGCAGCAGATGCAAGGGCTGCGCCAAGGCGATAGGGTAGGGCGGTCTTAGTACCTGGCAAGAAACGTGCCAAAGACCGTTAGGGTAACTCTTTTTTTACAGCCGCAAAATTGACTAGGGGGGTATTGCTGATTTCGGGCAATCTAGCCCTAATTTGCCCGTTCTGAATCGACCTTGAAATGGTATAATATGCCTTTCAAGACAACGATTTATAGGCTGTTTTGATGGCTGACATTTTCAAACTTGGCGGCAGTTTCAAGCCGCGCAATGTGGCTGGCGTAAAGGCTAACCTGCGCACCAGCGGCAATATTGAACAGATCGTGGTGGAACATTCGCCGGAATTGTTCGATTTCTGCGCCGAAGTGCATCACAGCATCATCGAGACGCACAAGACCATCAACAAGGCCGTGCGGCGCGCCGATCTATGGGGCGCAGTTCTGGCCCAAGACGAACATGCAAACCCACTGCCGGTCGGCGCAACAGCGAAGGCGGGCATCTAAGGAGCCATCATGGCCAGCGGATCAGCCCCCCTCCCAGGGGGGTCAAAGCGCGATTACGGGAACCGCCGCACCGCCGCCAGGCAGCGCAGCCCGAAGCAGGGCGACAAGTCCAAGCCGAGCCAGAAAAAAGGCTCTGACGTTCCGTTATGACCATGGCAAACCTACTTCCCGGCACGGGGGCTGTAACGGACTTGCTGGCCGGCATATCAGCCAGCCTGACGGAGGCCGCGCTATCCGGCGCCATGACGGCCCGCCGACTGGCAGACATTGCCGCCGCGAAATCCGCTGGCATTGACCCTGAAAACCCGATGGAACAGCAGGAAGACCTACAGGCCATTTCCGCATTGACGAAGATGGCGAACGAAGCTGCAAGCCTGGGCCTGTCCATGATGGCGGCAGCAAGCAAGGCCAAGCCGAAAGCATCGGCGCCCGAAAGCGGCGACGGCTTTCCGAAATGGGAATTCCCGAACGTGACCGACATCAAGGCCGCGAAGTGAAGGGCCGCAAGCCGGTGCCGTCTGCGCTGAAGCTGTTGCGCGGCAACCCAGGCAAGCGTGCGCTCCCGGAAAATGAGCCGGTCGCGCCTGCCGGCGAAGCCCTGCCGCCTGAGTGGCTGGGCAAATACGGCCTTGCGCATTGGCGCGAAATCGCCCCGATGCTGCAATCAGCCAGGGTGCTGACCGTCATGGATGCGCAGGCCCTCGGAGACATGTGCCTGGCCTATCAGAAGTGGCGCGAGGCCATGGACACAGAAGCGCGGCACGGCGCATACACGAAGGCGCAATCCGGATTTCCCATCCTGGCGCCCTGGGTGACGGAGGGCGAGAAGCAGCGCGGCATCTGGCGCAGGATGATGGCCGAATTCGGCATGACGCCTTCCAGCCGGTCCCGCGTGACCGCGACGGCGGCGCCGAAACAAGAGAGCCGATTGGCCGGCCTCGTCAAGAGCGTAAGAAAATGACCCATGGCCGCACCTCACGTAACCGTAGCGAATCGTTACGCCAGGGAGGTGGTCGCCGGTAAGGTTCCCGCCTGCCGGTGGGTAGTCCTTGCCTGCAAGCAGCATCTTGACGGGCTGAAGGAATCCAAGGCCGGCATCGGCGCGTACCGATTCGACGCAGAGGACGCAGAAGTCGTCTGCCGGTTCGCTGAACTACTGCCCCACGTCAAGGGCAAGTGGGCCAAAGGGATGGAGTTGATCCACCTGGAGCCGTGGCAATGCTTCGTGCTGGCCTGCATTTTCGGCTGGAAGATTCGCAAGAACGGCCGGCGCCGGTATCGGCGGGCCTATCTGCGCATCCCCCGGAAGAATGGCAAGTCGGTACTCGCCGCGGCCATTGGCCTGTACATGCTGATTTGCGACGGGGAGCACGGCGCGGAAGTGTATTCCGGCGCCACCTCGGAAAAGCAGGCATGGGAAGTATTCCGGCCCGCCCGGATGATGCTGGAGAGGTCCCCCGACATCGCGCAGGAAATCGGCGCGGAAGTCTGGGCCAAGTCGCTGGTGGTGCCGTCAAACGGCAGCCGCTTTGAGCCGGTTATCGGCAAGCCCGGCGACGGATCAAGCCCGTCCTGCGCGATTGCAGACGAGTACCACGAGCACGACACGCCGGACCTGGTGGATACCATGGAAACCGGCATGGGCGCCCGTGAGCAGCCGCTCCTGTTGATGATTACCACGGCCGGCTACAACATCGGCGGGCCGTGCTACGACCAAGACCTAGACGCGCAAAAGTGCCTGGACGGAACGGCGCCGAATGACGACTTGTTCGCCGTCATGTACGGGCTGGACATGCAGGACGATTGGACCGCCCCGGAATCGCTGGCGAAGGCAAACCCGAATCTTGGCGTGTCGGTTGAGCTGGATTGGCTGCAATCGCAACAGCGGCAAGCGGTACTGAATCCCGCCTACGCGACTCGCTTCAAGACCAAGCACCTGAACGAGTGGTGCAGCGCGAAAACCGCATGGATGAGCATGCCCATGTGGGGAATGGCTGCTGATCCGGGCCTGAAGATTGAAGAATTCGCCGGGCAGGAAGCGGTTTTCGTCCTGGACCTGGCCAGCAAAATCGACGTTTGCGCCTTCGCGCAGCTGTTCAAGAAGCGCATCAACAACCAGGACCATTACTACGCCTTCGCCAGGTACTACCTGCCGGAGGAGACGATCCAGAATGACCCGAAAAACGCGGCCATGTACCGCAAATGGGTCATTCAGGGCCATTTGACCCCGACAGACGGGGCAGAAATCGACTTTGACTTGATCGGCGAGGACGTAAAGGCGACCTCTGCCGGCTATCAGGTGCGGGAAATCGCCTATGACCCGTGGCGGGCTACGCAACTGGCCCACCAGCTCATGGAAGCAGGGGCCGAGTGCGTGGAGTTCGCCCAACAGGTGAAAACCATGTCAGCCCCCATGAAGGAATTGGAAGCGGCAGTCAGGGCGGGGCGGTTTCACCATGACGGCAACCCGGTAACGACATGGATGGTGTCCAACGTCACGGCGAAGCTGGACGCGAAGGACAACATATACCCGCGCAAGGAAAAGCCGAATCTGAAAATTGACGGCGCGGTGGCCATCATCATGGGGATTGGCCGGCTGATGACGCACGACCAAAAACAGGAAACGAGCATCTACGAATCATGCGAAATCGGAATTTGACACTGAATGACGCGGCCGTGATTTCCGGCGTGGCGGGATTCCTGCTGCTGGTGGCTGGTGTGTCTGCTATCTACTGGCCTGCCGGGCTGGTGGTGGCGGGCGTGTTCCTGCTGTGCTGGTCCGCCATCGTTGCCCGCGCTGTCGCTCGCATGCCTCGGCCTGACGTTGCCGCAAAACCCACCCAGGGCGCCGCCTGATGTTCTTTTCGCAGATTTTCTCAGGGTCCGGCGCCGCCGTCCCGGCGGGCAGTGGCGGGTGGCTTGGTTCTGCGCTATCTGTTGGCGGCTCGTCTGAAGCCGGCCCCACGATCAACCCGCAAACCGCGCTTGCCTTGACCGCAGTTCAGCGGGCGGTAACGCTCCTGTCTGAGTCAATCGCGCAGCTTCCGTGCCGCCTGTATCGCAACGAGGGGGACAGCCGCAGTCCCGTGACGGACCATCCGGCCTATCGCGTGATTGCCACGCAGCCGAATGGATGGATGACGCCGTTTCAGGTGCATGAGTACAAGCAGCACTCCATGGGCTTGCGCGGGAACGCGTTCTCGCTGAAGTTCTACAGCGGCGACGGCGAGATTCAGAGCCAATACCCCTTGCACCCCGACCGGGTGCAGGTAATGGTAAGCCCCGAAGACCGCATGCCCTATTACCGGGTGCTGATGGCCCCGGATGGAATCTCTGGCACGTTCTCCCTGCGCCAGATGCACCACGTCCGGTGGATTGGGGATAACGTCTATGCTGGCCTCAGCCCCATATCGCTGCACCGTGACGCCCTCGGCATCATCGCCGCCAGCGAACGCCACACGGCCCGTGTTTTCGGAAACGGAACGCGCCTTTCCGGCGTGATTACCCGCCCGAAGGAATCGACGGGCATCAAGGACCAGGGCGCAATCGACAAACTGCTTGCGGATTGGAAAAGAAAGTATTCCGGTTCTGAGAATGCCGGCGAAGTCGCGCTACTACAGGAGGGCATGGAATTCAAGCAACTCTCCATGAGCAACGAAGATGCCCAGCTCATCGAGGCTCGCGGTTACGGCGTGCGGGATGTGGCGAGAATCTACGGCATCCCCCCGCACAAATTAGGGGACATGGGCGGCGCGACGTTCTCCAACATCGAACAGCAGGCCCTGGAATTCGTGATTTTCACCCTCATGCCTTGGATCAAACGGCATGAAGAGGCAATGGAGCGGGATTTCCTGACGGCGGATGACCGCGCATCCGGGCTGTACATACAGTTCGACGTCGCCGGGTTGCTGCGCGGTGACACGTCCTCACGATATGCCGCCTATGCCCAGGCGCGGCAATGGGGGTGGCTGTCCGTCAATGACATTCGCCGGATGGAAAACATGCCGCCTATCAATGGCGGCGAAACCTACCTACAGCCGCTCAACATGGCAGACGGAAAAACCGGGATGCCCATCGGCAAGCCCCCCGCATATGACAAGCAAATCAGCGCAATCGAAGAGGTTCTAAAATGAGTTTCCCCAATATCCTCGGGCAGATTTTCAACCGCCCCATGCTGGCAACACCGGAACTGCTGAACGACGCCGTGTTTTTCGCCCGCGCTCATCTGGGCATTTCCGTTTCCAGCATGGACGGCCTGAGCCTGTCCGTATCGGCGCCCCGCGTGGCCGGCTACGACCCTGACGGCGACGGTGACGGGCAAGGCGACAATGATAGCGACGGCGACGGCTCCGGCGTGGCGCAGATTTCCGTGAGCGGCCCGCTGGTGGCCCGCGCAGGCAATCTCAAGATGTGCCAGGTGATGACGGCCTACGAAAGCGTGGAGCGCCAGGTATCCGCCGCAGTGGCCGACCCGTCAATCTCTCGCATCGTGCTGGACATCGACAGCAACGGCGGTGACGCGACGGGGGCTTTTGAGCTGGCTGACAGCATCCGCGCCGCGAATCTCATCAAGCCGGTGCATGCCATTGTCCATTACCGGGCATTTTCCGGCGGCTACCTGCTGGCCGCAGCGGCAGGAGAGGTAAGCGTCAGCCAATCCAGCGGGGTAGGGTCCATCGGCGTGATTGCCAAGCACGTGGACCTGTCCAAGGCCCTGGAAAACGAGGGCGTGAAAGTCACCACGGCCTATCGGGGCGCACGGAAAGCCGACCTTTCCCCGGACGCACCCCTGACGGATGGCGCAATGGCGGCACTGAATCAGCAACTCGATCGCATCTACAGCCAATTCACCAACTCCATCGCCGGTTTTCGCAATACGCCGGTTCAAAGCGTGGTCGGGACCGATGCCGGACTGTATTTCGGTCAGGACGCCATTGACGTCGGTCTTGCCGACAGACTGGAAACGCCAAACGAGGCAATCAACCGCATTGCCGGTCTTGCTCGCGCAGATCGCGCCAAGATGGCCACGAAACCCGCCCCTTCCCCAACTTTCTCCGCATCGGCCAAGGGCCAGTCCATGAAGATGGCCGCCGAAGCGATGGAAATCGCCAACTCGCTGTAACCGCGTTCGCGGGTACGCAGTAACCGACCGCCCCCGGGCGGTATTTTTTCGACCGCCCCCGTGCGGTTTTTCATTTGGAGCTACACATGCCCGGCATCAACGATCTCCGCCGCGAACGCGCTCAACTCAACGCCCGCGTCCAAACCATCGCCAAGATGGAAGCCCCCACCGAGGACGACCTGAAAGAATTCGATTCCCTCAAGGTCGAGTTTGACCGCATCGGCGCCAACATCGAGCGCATGGAAGCCGCTGAAAAGATGGCCGCTGTTGCCGCCGTACCGGTTGGGCCCGCCCCCGCCGCTCCGGCCGCTGCCTCTGCCGCTGCCGCCGCCCCGCGTGACAAGAAGGCCGAAGGCGAACATTCCATGGCGACCTTCTTCACCTTCATTCACGCCCTGGACCAGGCCAAGGGCAACCCCCATGTGGCCCGCTCCGAGGTGGTGTCTCGGCTGAAGGTCCGCGACGACGTGAAGGCGTCCGTTGCTTCCGCGTTCGAGCAGTCCATCTCCATGGCCATGAACACCGAATCCGCATCGGGCGGCGGCGTGCTGGTCCCCACCATGCTGGCGCAAAACGTCATTGGCTACCTGTTCCCGTCCGCTGTCGTGCGCAACACCAACGGCGGCCCAATGGAAATCCCGATGCCGAATGGCAATCTGGACATCGGCCGCATTTCCAGCGCCCCCACTGGCAGCTACACCGGTCGCAATGCCGCCGTGGGCGTGACCAGCGCGGGAACGGACAAGGTGACGCTGAAGGCCAAGAAGCTGACCGGCCTGATTCCGCTGGCGAAGGACTTGCTACGCATGTCCGGCGTGTATCCCTCTGTGGACGCCATCCTGACCAACGTCCTGGGCAATTCCATGTCCGTCGCTGCGGACATCGGCATGATTCGCGGCGACGGCACCGGCAACAATATCAAGGGCCTCCGCTATTGGGCGCCCGACGGCAACGTCCTGAACGCTACCGTCCTGACGGGCAAGAGCACGGCAGACGGTACGTTGCAGCAAGCCATCCGCTCCGATTTCTCCCGCCTGAAGCTGGCCCTGCGGCGCCAGAACGTCGCCATGACCCGCCCGGCCTACCTGATGCACCCGGACTCCTTCGAGTACCTGGCCGCGCTCCAGACCACGACCGGCGCGAAGGTGTTCCCGGAAGTTGAGGCGGAAGGCCGTTTCGGTCAAATCCCCATCGGCATCACCACTCAGATTCCCACGAACCTGACCAGCGGCGGCGCCACCTCCAACGGGTCTGAAATCTATCTGGTGGATTGGGACCACTGGCTTATCGGTACGGCCCTGCCGATGGAAGTCGCCATTTCCTACGAGGCGTCCTACACGGATTCCGTCACCGGCAACCAGGTGAATGCGTTCGAGCGCGATGAAACCCTCATCCGCATGATCGTGGAGCACGACCTGGCCCCGATGCATGCCGTCGCCGTGGGCGTGCTGGACGGTGTGACCTGGAGCCGCTAACCCGGCGCTGAAATCAGCCCGCCCCGAGAAATCGCGGCGGGTTTTCTCATTCTGGAGGACTGAAAATGAAACAGATCAAGGTGCTGAAGCACTTCAACAGCCTGAATCCGGGCGAAATCGCCGCGTTTGAAGACGACGTGGCCGCCGAAATCATCCGTCGTGGCCTGGGTGAAGAAACCACGGCGCCCGCTGTTGATCCGAAGGCCGACAAGAAATAAGCCATGTCTGAATTCGTGGAATTCCTGCCGAACTTCGACGAGCCGATAACGCTCCGGGAGGTCAAGGACCAATGCCGGATCGACGGGGATTTTTCCGAAGATGACGACCTGATTTCGCAGGTAATCATCCCGAACGTCCGCCAGATGGCCGAAACCCGCACGGGTTCTATCATCCGCGGCGCACGGTATGTTCAGCGCATGCAGGCATTCCCGAAGGTGGGCGGGTTTATCGCCCTCACCCATGGCGCCGTGGTGGCGGTGGAAAGCATTACCTACGCCACCACGGGTGGCACCCGCGCAACCATGGCCAATTCCGCTTTTGAGGCCGCTGTTATCGAGCGGGAAACCCTCATTTGCCCCGTCGCCGATGCATGGCCCGACACGGGCAAGGGCCTGCGGGCCGTGGAAATCACCTACACAGCGGGGGTGTCCCTGGACGACATGGCTATCCGATTTCCGACCGTCCGCTATTGGCTGCTGCTGGCAGCAGCATGGGGTTATGACAACCGGGAAATGTTCATCAAGGCCAAGGGCGCGAACGCCTTCAACGAACTGCCGGCCGAGTACATGAACACCTTGCTTGATCCGCTGACCCTGCGGACGAGGTTCTGACATGCCCGGTTTCACGGGGCGCGTCAAAACCGCCGAACTACAGCAGCGCAGCCTGACTCAGGATGCATTCGGCGGGCAGTCTGTGGCGTGGGCGACCATCGCCACGATCTGGTGCGAAATCACGACGAGCGGCGGCCGGGAATTGATGGCGGCGCAAGCGCAACGCGCCGAAGTCACTCACGCGGTTATCTGTCGCTATCGGGCTGAGTTTGCCGATCCCGTAAAGGCGGCGGCGATGCGTCTGATGTACCAGGGGCGCCCGTTCAACATCCTTTCAGTGGCAAATGAGGACGAGCGCAATCAGTGGGTGTCTTTGGGATGCTCCGAGGGCATGAGCAATGGCTAACCCGACCCCGGAAGAGTTGATTGTGTCCTGTCTGCAAGCCGCGATTCCTGGCGTAATGGTCCGCCCCGACATCGCCGAGGCATCCGACGCGCCGCCCTATGTCGTGTACTCGCAAGTGTCATGCCAGAACGTCACCAGTCTCCTGGGGGATTCCGGTCTATCGAATCCCTTGATTCAAATCGACGCCTATGCCCGCACCAAGCCTGAAGTCGTGGCCCTGAAAAACGCCATCTACGACGCGATCATGGCAAGTCCCGCGCTTGCCGCTACGCCCCGATCAGACGCATCCGGGTTTGAGCCGGAGCCGAAGTTGTACCGACACCGGCAGGACTTCTCCTGCTGGGTTTATACCTGACCAACTGAAGCCGCCCACCAGCGGCTTTTTTTTACGCCCGCTTTTCGCGGGCTCTTCTTTTTTGAGGCCCGCATATCATGGCAACAGCAATCCGCGCACAAGGCAGTTACCTCCAACGTGGCGCAGTCGCCGCAGCGACCCCGCAGACGATCAGCAGCATCACCGCTTCCGGCTCGCTCGCCACCCTGACCACGGCATCCGCGCATGGCCTGGCCACCGGCTCCATCGTGACCATTACCGGCGCGACCCCGGCAGCCTACAACGGTGTTTTCACCGTCACTGTGCTGACCACGACGACCTTCACCTTTACGACCGCCTCTGCCCCGGGCGGCGCCGCGTCTGTTGTCGGCACCTACACCGCGCAGACCGTGACCTATGCGACCATCGAGGAGCCTACCGACGTGAAGCTGGGCGGCGTGTCCGTGACATCCATCGACATGACCACGCTCCTGTCCATCGCCAAGGAATCCATTGCCGGCCTGCCCGACAACGGCACGGCGGAGGGGACGTTCAACTTCACGAACGGGACCGTGCAGGCATTGGTCCGCGCCGACATGAACGCCGGCGCCACGTCGCCCTACAAGATCGTCATTCCGGGCGGCGCAACGCCCATCAACATCGGTTTTTCCGCCTACGTCACCAAGCTGGCCGGGCCGGATGCCAAGGTCGATGGCAAGCTGGAAATTCAGATCACCCTGAAGATCACTGGCGCCATTACCATTTTCTGAGGCTGACGACATGAGCAACTTCAACAAGTCCAATTTCCTGGCGGCCATCAAGCCGAAGGCGCAACCGTTCGACGTGGAGGGCTTCGGCCCCGTGTCGATTTCGCAACTGACCGTGGCCGAAGTGGAAAATCTGAGGGCCGGCATGAAGAACGACGGCAACACGGACCAATTCGGCCTGCGCCTGGTGCTCATGGCTGTCGTAGATGAAGACGGCGCCCATGTCTTTGACGACACCGACCTGCCGGCCCTGCAATCCTCTGCTAACGCCACCCTTGAATCGCTGGTCGGCAAGGCCCTGGAGGTGAATGGTTTCAAGAAGGCTGACGAAAAAAACGCCTGAGGGACAGCCCCGAGCGCTTGTTCCGCTTGCGGCTGGCGCTCGCCCTTGGAAGGCTGCCGGGTGAGATTGACGCGATGCCCTACGCGGATTTCGTGGAATTCCAGGAGTTTTACAGCCTGGAGCCATGGGGAACGAAGGTGCAAGACGCCATGAACGCGCATCAATGCTCTGTCATGGCAAATCTGGAGCGCGACAGCAAGAGTAAGCCGGAGCCGTACAGCATCCGGGACTTTCTCCTATTCCCGCCCCCCGCGCCGGAGCCTTTCGCCGAGGTGCTGGTGGAGGGGAAAACGGCCTTGCAGTGGCGCATGATCTTTGCGGCGGAAGCGTTGCAGGCGGCGGAACAACGGAAGGCGGGCAATGGCTGATACGCAGAACATCACCGGCATGGATGCGCTATTCCAGGCCCTGCAAGAGCTACCGCAGAAGCTGGAGCAGAAGTATTTGCGCAAAGCGGTAGCCTCTGCCGGCGTTGTCATTCGCAACGAGGCCCGTAACCGTGCCCCGGTCTATACCGGCCCGGCAGAGCAAGGCCACCCGCCCCCCGGAACGCTCCAGCGGGCCATTTCCTACGGGCGCAACAATCGGGATTGCGCCAAGGGAAAGGAGGTCGGGCATGTCTTCGTCCGGCAGGCCAAGAACGGCAGCAAGGGGCAGAAGGGCGTCAAGGCCTATGGCAAATTTGACGCCTATTACGCCCTGTGGGTGGAGTATGGGCATTGGACCCGCTCGCCGAACCGCGCCAGCGGGCGGAAGGCGGCAAGGGCGGGGCATACCCTCAAGTTTGTGCCAGCAAGCCCCTACATGCGCCCCGCGTGGGAGGCCAAAGGGCAGGCGGCGCTAGATGCGCTGAAGGAGTCCCTGGCGCAGAGCGTGGAAGACGCGGCCAATGAGGCGCGGAAGTAGAGCCCTCAGCCTACGGGTTTTTGGCGGGGGGGTTTATATGGCTGCACGATTTTTCGGCGAATTGAAACTTTTCATCGTCAACAATGACGTGAGCGGGGCCGGACAGGGATTCAAACCAGCGAAATCCGACGTAGGCGCCAAAGGAATTTTTTGCATTCGCCTCTCCGCAAACGAATCTCGATGATGTCACGGAAACATTGCGGAACTGGGTTGAGTCGGGGTCAATCATCCGTTCTCGGATCGCGGTTTTTACGTCCTGAATGGGCTTGTAGGACGAGAAATACCAGTCGGCGCCAAAAATCAGAGCAACAATTGCCCCAATGACAGCGGCAATCGGAAGGATAACCGATGCCGGCCCCCCGGAGTTGCCAGTTTTCTGGTGGTCTTGCTGTTCAGGTTGCAGGATAGTGATGGTGTTGTCGCTTTTGTCGCCGGGCATGTTTTATCCTTTTGATTTTCCCGCTTCGGCGGTTTTTTTGCGGGCGGTCAGTCTGGGGCTTCTGGCGATGCAATTATCTTCTCAGCATCGGAAAGCAATCTCTCGAGCTTCGCGCGGATTTCGTCCCAGTCTTTGGTGCGGGTTGGGTGGGCGACGAAGCTAGACTGAAGCCGGGCCACGATCTCGGCATGAAGGGATCTGGACCCTGCCTTTGCGCTCTCCTCAAGGGCCGACCGAAGCTCAGGCGCCATACGGAGGGGGTATGGTTGGACTTGGTGTTTGTCGTTCATGCGGTGATTGTCTCTCTCTTTTTGACTCTTTGGAAAGAATCCATTTGACTCTGAGTTAAAAAGAGTCCGTAGTTTGTGTGTCGGACCTAGCCGACATGACACAAATAGGAGATTCAACCATGGTGATGGGCTTCACTGGCCCGAAGGCGACGGCGGCGAAAGTTGCCTACATCAACGCCTTCAACGCCATGTCAGACCAGCTTCAGCGCCGGGATATGGGCCTTTGGCAGCAAACGCAAGACCTGATTGCCCGCGAAGTTGGTTCGCAGGTTCGCGCTTCCTTCGGCTCGCACTTGATGCACGTCCGCAAGAAAGAGATTCCGCCGCTGAAAAGTGAGCGGTTTCGGCTGGAAAGTGAAATTCGGCCTTCTTTGCTTCACCACTAAGCCGCCCTCGGGCGGTTTTCTCATTTCTGGACACTGAAAAATGGCCGCAGCCCTCGGATCGCTGGTTGTTTCGCTCGAGGCGAACATGGCGAAATTCTCGTCAGACATGGGCAACGCCCGCGCCATCGTTGAGCAGTCCATGAGCAAGGTAAATTCCGCCCTGGACGCCGCGAAAAATGGGGTTGAGGGGCTGTCAAGCGCCGCCAAAAGCATGGGCATGGCCTTCCTGGGGATTTCTGCCGGAGCGGGCATGTCCCAGATAAAGGATCAGATCGACGGCGTGATTTCGTCGGCAGCCGGGCTTAAGCACCTGTCGCAAATGACCGGCGCCAGTGTTGAGAATCTCTCCGCGCTTGCCGGGGTGGCCCGCATGTCCGGCTCCAGCATGGAAATGGTGCAAGGCTCCATCATCAAGCTGGACAAGGCCTTGATGGGCGCGGATGACGCATCCAAGGGTGCCGGCGCCGCACTGGATTTCATCGGCCTTAAAGCGTCTGACCTGAAAAAGATGGACCCCGCGCAGGCTATGAAAGCCATTGCGGACGCGCTGAACCAATTCGACGACAAGGGGCCGGGCAAGGCCGCTATCGCCATGGCCATCTTCGGCAAGACGGGCGCGGAAGCCCTGGCCATGATGAAGGCCCTGGCGGAACAAGAGGGCCTCAGCGCGACCATGACCAAGGCGCAGGCTGACGAGGCGGACAAGTACGAAAAATCCCTGGTAAAGCTGGGGGCGGGCAAGAACGCCCTGTACAAGAGCATCGCCTTTGAACTCCTGCCGGCTGAACAGTTGTTCGTGGATTCTCTTCTCGGCGCCAAGAAGGGCGCAGGCGAGGCCAAGAGCGAAATTCAGACGCTGATTGCGGACGGCAACCTAAAGCAATGGGGAGTGGATGCCGCGCAATCCGCCGCGTCGTTTGTCTCTGGCAGCGTGGCGGCCGTCAAGTCCCTGAAAGACCACAAGGACGCGGCGGAAGCCGTGGCCCTGGCCTATGGCTCCTGGAAAATCAGCTCATGGCTGGCCCCGGTCATGATTGAGGCAGCCAAGGGGATAGCCTCGAATATTGCGCTTGCCGCCTCATTTTTCACGACGCGGTTTGCGGCGGAGGCTGCCGCCGCGAAGTTGGCGGAAGAGGCAAACGCCGTGCTGGCGGCAGCAAATATGCACGTCACCATGGCTCGCGCAACAGTACTGGCGGCGGAAGGCTCCGAACGGCTGGCCCTGACCATTGGCACACTAAATCCGGCCCTGCGTGCTCAGTCCATCGCCGCCGCTGAAGCTGCCGTTGCAATGGATGCGTACGCCGTGGCATCCCGGGCGGCATCGGCGGCAGGTATCGCGGGCGGCGCCGCGAGTGGCGTGGCCGGGGTGGCTATGTCTGCGCTTGGCGGCCCCGTCGGCATTCTCACCGGCTTGCTGCTGGCAGGGGCGGGGGCGTGGTATCTGTGGGGAAACAAAGCGACGGATGCCGCGAAACAAGCGGAAGCCGCTGCAGGGAGGGTGAAAGCCGCGGATGATCTGCTTGAGCGGCTGCGCGTCAAAAAGCAATTCGGGACAGGTGACGAGGGAACGCTTCAGGCTGCGATGGATGTCGCGCAGGAAAGGATAAGCGTTCTGTCTCAGTCAAAATCTGCGGAGGCGGCAAAAGAACTGGATATTCAGCGGAAAAAAGTCGAGGAGTACCAGGCCGCAATTTACAGCCTGGAGTCGATGTCACCGGTAGCCAAAAAAGAAGACGAAAAAAAGAAAGACGCCGGCCTTTTCGAGCCAAAAGACCCCAAGGGATCAAAAGAGCAAAAGGACGACGTAGCCAAATCCCTCCTGGAAAAGGCCATGAAGGAGCAGGAGGCCATCATTGCCGGCGAAAAACAGATGCTCGCCGATCGTGAGCAGTTCCTGAAGATCGACTATGACACGGACGTAATCAACGCCAAAGCCTACTACAGCAGCAAGCAAAAACTGATCGTTGATGAACTGGCGGCGACTCAAGCCGGCTACGCGAAGGAAATCGCGGCGCTTGAGGCGTTCAAGAAGTCACGGGAAAAGGACGGCGACAGGGTAGCCGCACAGACCCGCATTGACGAGGTAAAGGCCAAGAGCGCCGCTGCGGAAATTGCTGCCAACAAAGCCATCGCCCTGTCCTATGTGGAGCTTGAGAAAGAAAAGCAGGATATTGCAAAGTCATTCATGCTCGACGCCGAAACTGAGGCCAAGTCGTTCAAAAAGCGCACGGAAGCGCTGACCGCCTACATTGAGCTTGAACTGGCGAGCACGGTCGAAGGCAACAAGCTCCTTGAGAAGGAAGCCAAACGCCATGCCGAGGCGATGCTGAGGGCGGAGCAATCCGACCGGCAAAAGAAGATTGCATCCGACGCTTTTATGTTGCAGAACGAGAAGAAGTTTTCTTCCCAGGTGGCCGGTTACTGGATTGCCGCGAACGCCACGATCATGACGACGCAGCAGCACACGGCGAAGCTCACGGCGGACGCCATGGCCGCCGCAGCGCACGGGGTGGCATCAAGCATCTCCCAGGCCATCATCTACGGCAAGAATTTGGGCGAGAGCCTGAAGAATGTCGCTCTGAGCATTGCCGACAACTTCATTACGGCATTCATCGAAATCGGCATCAAGAAGATGCTGACGGACAAGATCGCGGCCGGGGCCTTTGCCTTGGTCATTGGGGCGCAGTCTGCGGCGATGGTGGCGATGGCGTCCCTGAATGCCTTCGCCTCAACTGCAGCAATCCCGATTGTTGGCCCGTTCATGGCGCCAGAGGCTGCGATTGCCGCAGGCGCTGCGGCATCCGTGTTTGCCGGCGCGGCAACTGCAGCAGCGTCCGGCAGCGTGGCGTCTGCCCGTGGCGGGTGGGACGTGCCCGATGGTAACGACCCGCTCGCCCAGCTGCACCGGAGGGAAATGGTGCTGCCGGAAGCGCAGGCCGATGTAATCCGGGGCTTGGCCAAGAATCCCGACAACGGCCCGCAGCAATACGCGCAGAACGACGGGCGGGGCGGGAGCGGTGGCGACACCCACAACTGGCACATTCACGCGATGGATGCGACGGGCGTGGAGCGGGTGCTTCGGGACCACGGCCCCAAGTTCGCCCGTGAAATGCGCCGCCAGGCGCGGAACTTCAGCCCGACGCACGCATAAGCGAAAGCCCGCCGTGCGACCAACACGGCGGGCTTTCTATTTCAGCCCGTTGCGAACCCAACGAGGAGAACATGAAAACGAAGCATACCAGAATGAACATTTCTCGGAACAAGGAAGACGGCTTCAAGCTGGACGTGCCCTATAGCCAATGGCTGATTTTCTGCGTGGGCGCCGCCGTGCGCTGGTGGTAGCCCATGAGCAACGCAGTCCTGCCCATCTCCATGGCCATGTTCCCAGGGGCCATTGTCTCGCCCCGCTATTCGACCAAAGTGCAGACCGCCGTCAGCGGACGGGAGACTCGCGCCGCGTTCATGGCCTATCCACTCTACGACGTGACGCTGGTTTCTGACGTGCTCAGGACCGGCGCACTCGGGGCGGAACTTGAAACCCTCTCGGGGTTTTTCCGCCAGATGCGCGGCATGTGGGATTCGTTCCTTGTTGCCGTGCCGGGCGATTCTGTTGCCGCAAGCCAGGCTTTCGGTGTGGGCGATGGCCTGAAGAAAATATTCCAGCTCACGCGGACCTTCGGCGGCGGCGGCTTTGGCTTTGCCGACCCGTGCCAAAACATCGCCAGCCTGACGAGCATCGAGGCCAACGGGTCAGTGGTATCCGGCAGCGGCTACAGCATCGGCAGCACAGGCCTTGTCACGTTCGTGACCGCCCCGGCATCCGGCGCCGTGCTTACGTGGTCCGGTTCCTACTATTTCCGATGTCGCTTCACGCAGGACTCAGCCGATTTTGAGCAGTTCCAGATCAACATGTGGAAGCTGGGCAAGCTGACCATGACCGGCGCCCCCGGCAACAAAGTCTGACCCATGAAAACGCTTTCCTCCCCACTTGTCGCGCATCTGGCGGCAGGCGGCCCTTTTGTCATGGGCGACCTTTACACCATCGCTCTGACCTCAGGCCAGGTGCTGCGCTGGGCAGATTTTGACAGCGACATTACGCACCCCGGAAACGGCTACGTCTATTCCGCGTCCGGCCCGGTGCTGAAGCGCGGGAAAGCGCGGATTGTCATCGGCGTGGAAGTGGATACCCTGGACCTGTCCGTCTATCCGAGGTCCACGGACACGATCAGCGGCGCCCCGATCCTGGCAGCCGCGCAGGGCGGGGCATTCGATGGCGCCATGCTGACGCTGGAGCGCTGCTTCCTGTCCGGCGGCACCCCCGTGGGCGTGGTGCATCTGTTCTACGGCCGGTTCGCTGATTTGCAGCTCGGTCGCACGGAGATGCAGTGCCGCATCAACTCCGGGACGGAATCCCTGCAAGTCCAACTGCCGCGCAATGTCTATCAGCCGGGCTGCATCCACACCCTGTATGACGCAGGCTGCGGTGTGTCGCGCAGTTCCCGTGCCATCGGCGGAACGGTGGCGAGCGGCAGCACCACGACCACGATCAACTGCGGCCTGAGCCAAGCGGCAAAGTATTTCGAGCGCGGGTATGTGAAGTTTTCTGGCGGGGCGTTGGATGGTGTCCGCCGTACCGTCAAAAGCTACTCCCCGGGCGTGCTGGGCCTGTTTTCCGCGCTGCCGTCCGCGCCTACCGTGGGGGCCGACTTCCTGGCCTATCCCGGCTGCGACAGGCTGCAAGCTACGTGCTCCGGGAAATTCGCCAATCTGCCAAATTTCCGGGGCTGCCCCTTCATCCCCGTGCCGGAGACAGCCGTATGACTCGCGCCGCCATCGTTGATGAAGCTCTTTCCTGGCAGGGCACGCCGTTCCATCACCGCGCCATGGTCAAGGGCGCGGGCGTGGATTGTGCCCACCTCCTGAAAGCGGTCTATGCCACCGCCGGCATCGCCCTAGACCTGGACATGCCGGAGTATGCCCAGGACTGGAATTTGCACCACGATGAGCCGCGCTTCCTGGCTATCGTCGCGCAATATGCCGACCCCGTGCCGGCCGGAGAGGTCCCTCAGCCCGGCGACGTGGCCATGTTCCGTTACGGCCGTCACGCTGCCCATGGCGCCATCGTCACGGCCTGGCCCGTGGTGGTGCATGCTTGGCGTGACGCAGGCAAGGTCGTGACCACGGAAGCCGATAACGGCCCGCTGGCCGCCCGCTTTGCCGGCGCCTGGCACGTCCGAGGGGTTGACTGATGGGCGGACTATTCGGCGGCGCATCAACGCCGCAACAGGAAGGGCCGGCCCCGCTATCCGGCCTGTCGATCCAGAACAGCGCCAACGGGCTGCCCATGCCCCTGACCTACGGGACGACGCGGGTATCCCCAAATCTGTTATGGTACGGCGATTTCACACCCATTGCGCACACGACCAGCCAGAGCAGCGGCGGCAAGGGCGGCGGACAATCCAGCAGATCCACAAGCTACACATACACAGCCAGTTTCATACTGGCCATGGGGGAAGGGCTGGTGGCGGGCATCACAAACGCATGGATCGACAAGACGCAGGTTGCGCCATCGACCCTGTTTTCCCTGTTCCTCGGCGCCTATCCTCAGTCCCCATGGTCCTATCTGACCAGCGCCCACCCTGCGGAGGCCATGGGCTATCAGGGAATCGTCTATGTGGCCGCATCCGGCTACGACCTCGGAAACAGCGCAAGCCTACCAAATCACAGTTTCGAGGTGGCCGGCAAGTGCATCCTGAGCGGGAGCAATGACGCGGACCCGAAGGACATCGTCACGGACCTGCTGACGAGCGCTGCCTATGGCGTGCCGAATGCCCCTGCCCTTGCCAGCCTGGCCCAGTATTCCGCCTACTGCCGGGCCAATGGCCTGCTTTTGTCCCCGTGCTACGACTCGCCCACGGCCGCCGGCCAGATCATCACCGACCTGGCCCAGCTCACGAACACGGGCGTGTATTTCTCCGAGGGCGTGCTGAAGTTCGTGCCCTACGGCGACGCGGCAGCGACGGGCCACGGCGCGACCTTCACGCCCGGCCTCACGCCGGTTGCCAATTTCTCCGACGATGATTTCGTGGGGGACGCCGGTGCTGACCCGGTGATCATTAAGCGCAACGCCATCGCCACCACGGTAAGCACAACGGCGGACGCTTACAACCAGGTGACTCTCGAGTACCTGGACCGGGCGAACAGCTACAACACCACGACCGTGATTGTGCAGGATCAGGCCAGCATCGACGTGTATGGCCTGCGCCCCGCGAGCACGATCACGGCGCACCAGATCGCGGATTCAGCCGTCGCGCAAGCCGTGGCCATGCTGATTTTGCAACGGGCCGTGTATGTGCGGGCGCAGTACGAATTCAAGCTTGGCTGGCAGTGGTGCGCCCTGGAGCCGACGGACCTCGTAACCCTGACGGATGCGGCTCTCGGCCTGAATCTTTATCCTGTCCGCATCCTGAGCATCGAAGAGGACGAAGCCGGCACCCTGTCCATCGTCGCCGAAGATGCGCCCCCTGGCGTGTCGTCTCACGTCGTCGCACCGGTGCCGACCAGCGGCGGCTATTCCGTGGATTACAACGCGGACCCGGGCGACGTGGGCGCCGTGTGCATCTTCGAGCCGCCCTATGCCCTGGCAGCAGGCACGGGGCTTGAGGTATGGGCGGGCGTGTCCGGCCCGGCAGGCAGCACGGTATGGGGGGGCTGCAATGTGTGGGTCAGCTACGACGGCACGACCTACAAGCTGCTGACCACGATCGCCGCCCCGGCCCGTGTTGGCCACCTGACGGCAGCAATCAGCGCCACCAGCGCCGGCCCGCTTGCCGTGCAATTGGACGGGCAGGGCGGGCAACTCCTCGGCGCGTCTGCTACCGATGCTGCGGCCCTACACACGCTGTTTTATGTGGGCGGATCGAATGCCGAATTCATGGCGCACCAGGACGCGACACTCACCGGTGCCAACGCCTACAGCCTCGGCGGGCTGGTGCGGGGCGCCTACGGCAGCGCGGAAGCGATTCATGCCAGCGGCGACCCCTTCATCCGCCTGGACGATGCGCTTGCGAAATCTGGCAGTCTGGACCTGGGGCTGATCGGCAGCACCATCGGCTTCAAATTCCAAAGCGTGAATGTCTGGGGCGGCGGTGTGCAGGACATCAGCACTCTGTCCGCCTACACCTACACGATCAGCGGCGAACAGGCCACGGGCAACGCCGTCAGCGGCCTCACCGCTGCCGCCGTCGCTGGGTCCGCCGTCCTCACCCAGATCTCCTGGACCGCCAGTCCCGCCGCTGACCATTACGAGATTGACCAGAGCGGCGACGGCGTGACATGGCTACGCACGGGCGAGACGGCAAACACCACCTGGGCCGATTCCAGCCTGTTTGGCGCCGCCACCCGCTTCCGCGTCGCCGCCGTGAGAGCGCGGGCCGGCACCTGGAGCAGCACGACCTACCTCAATGTGGGCTTCGTCGGCATGTGGAGCAGCATTTCATCCACCCCGATGTGGTCCTCGACCTCAACAACCCCGATGTGGAGCTAACAGCACATGCCTACCGCACTCCCCGCAACATCTGTCGCCACCGGCAGCACAGCCACGCAAGGCGATGTGAAAAACTGGCTGGCTAGCCTGCATGATTTTCTTGCCGGCTTGCTAGGCACGTCCGGGGCGGTATCCGATGCCCTGACTGCGCTTGGCCTCAGCAGTGTCGTGAAAACGATCAACAGCACCGGGCCGGATGTGGCCGGGAATTTTGTTATCCCGTCCGTGACCTCCACGTCCATCACGACCGCCCTCGGCTATACGCCAGCGACGAAACCCCAAGCCGCCGCAGGGGTTGGGCAGTGGGCGGCGCTGTCCCTAGATCCTAATGGAGGGGTGACGCTACCCCCCGGTGGAACGTGGGCGTACTCATTCCTGGGGCTGACATACGGGAACGGGGTCGGGATATCGGCAGGCGGGGCAAACTGGGCCAATGTCGGAGGGGCTTACACGAGCACAACAGTTGGTTTCGCTTGGAGAATCGCATGAACATCATCACCGCCCACAGCCCCACATGGCAGAACCCGGAGCACACCGCCATCACCCTCACAGTGAATTTTAAGGACCTTGGCGAACTGCCATTTTCCGCCATTCCCGACGACACGGAAGCCCACGGACGCGACATCTACGCCCGCGCCGTGGCCGGCGAATTCGGCGCCGTGGCTGAGTACGCCGCCCCGGTGCCGGATGCCGCGCAACTGCTGGCCACGTTCCATCAGCAGGCCCGCGCCGCCTTGGCCGCATCCGATACCACCGTCCTGCGCTGCCTGGCCGTTGGCGTGCCCGTGCCCGACGCCTGGACCGCCTACCGAGCCGATCTGCGCATCTGCCTGTCTGCTGGCACGCCCTGCGTGTTGCCAATGCGGCCCGCTTACCCTGCCGGAACCTGACCATGACTCTCTCCGCCTGCGCGGTACGCTGCCGCCTCTACGCCCCGGAAATCGGCGCCCGCATCGTCGCCACCCTGACCCGTGCCGATCTAGCCACAGTGGAGACGCTGGTCGGCACCGTCGCATCATCCCTGACGAGCATCACCGCCACGGGCGCCACTGTCGCCGCGCAGGCCGGCACCGTCGCCGCTGACCTGGCCTTGGCACAGACGGCCGCCGGCACCGCCACCAGTGCAGCGGGAACGGCGGCGGGTTAATCCTGGGCTGGCTGTCGGGGCTAACGTCCGCGAGCCGGCTGATTGTGAAAATGAGGGACGAGGAATGAGCGATCAAGAACAGTACGACGGGGTAGATGCCCGAGATCCCCGTCAGCACCTCCTCATGCGGCGCCTGGATGCCCTGGATGCCGCACTGGCCCACATAGATTCGGGCCTGGCGGGACTGAAAGCCGGATTCCCAGGGGACGACCCCAACGGCCACCGGGCCTATCACGAGAGCGTCATCCGCCGCGCTGAAGAGCGGGCGGATTTCTGGCGCAAGCTGAATTTTGAACTGGCCAAGTGGGGCCTGCTGTTGTTCCTGGCTTGGCTGCTGATAGCCGGCTGGAAAGACTTTTTGAAAGGACCGAAATAACTTCAATACTGAAAATTCTGGCGGGGTTCCGCCTCTGGATCATGTGGGCGGCCGCTGCCGGCGTGGATCGTGGTGGCGGCCGGGCCGGTGTACCTCCTGCGCCGGGCCATGGCCGCGCATCTGATGCGGGGTGCGCTGTTGGATCATCAGGCCGCCGCCGGAAATGGGCTTCCGGGTCTGGTTGATGCGCAGGGAGTCGGAACTGAACGAAATGGAAGCCCCGCTGCCCTCGGCGAAACGCTATAAAAATGGCGTTATAAATCAGAGAGTTAGGCGATAACCGGCAATAAGTTACAGCAAATAGGAACAAACTAGGATAGAGTGGATGGAGTCCCAAGCGCCTACTCCACCGGCGACCCGTTAACCTTCATCCCCAAAAGTAGCCCCGGCTATTCGGCAGGGGTAAGTGCCGAGCCTCCCGCGCTATCTCGGCGTCCGGGTGTGAATAGGAGAGACCGCAGCCCCCAGCCTTCGGGTAGCCGGATGGGGGCGCCTCAGCTTGAAGTGCCTTGCTTCTTGTCATAAGACCTCATGGCCCCCAGGCCGAGCAGCCCGGTAAGAACCTGCATCGTTATCGTGGTGTCAATTACCGGGAATGCCCCGTGATACCCGCCCCACACTGATGCCCCAAACCTGGCCACCGGCTCTATGATCGCGGAGTACGCCAGAGCGAACCCGCCGACCCAACCGACGAACGGCCGCCACCCCGAGACGAACACGCTGGCGCTCTTGGCCTCTTCCGTGTTCACCCCGATCTGGGCTAAATCAATCTTGATGTTGTTCGCGGCAAGGAACTCTTGGAAGCTGATTTCCAGTTCCCTTAGCTTCACCGGGTCTGCCCCCGCTACGGAAGCTGCCGCCTGCTCCTCGCTCACGCCGAAATGCTTGGCGATGAACCCCACGGCGATGCCCGCCAGCGGCCCGCCAAGGGCACTGGCGATGGTCGGAGCGATCCCCGCCAACACGTCTTGTATGCTCATTTCAGTACCCCCAGGGCAATGCGGTAGTACGCCATGCGTTCATTCAATCCGAGCAGCCCGCCATTGATGCGCCGGGTGATCCCGGCCATATCTTCTTTGTCTGCCAGGAAATTCAGACCGTTGCGCTCCCAGAACCACGCGGCGCTACGGCAAGTCTGAATTGGGTCTAAGAGAAGTTCCGGGTGCGCCACCAGATCAATGCCGATTCCCCGCCCGCACTTGTCATAATTGTACTTGCCCGTAATCTGAATCGCTCCACGCCCACGGTAACGCCAGCCGTCACCTGACGCCACGTCTCCGTTCCCATTACGCTCTGCGTAGACCAGATTGGCAATCATTTCCTGATCGGCCAGATGCCCGTCGGCTCGCCCGTACCGTCGCGCCGTCTCGGCGGTGAAGTGGCGCGGCCATTGCGTCAGTAACGCTACGTCCGTGTAGTTCAGATTTTCCGCCAGGCGCGATAACTGCCCCGACTCCTGGGCAATCTGCGCCAGAAACGCCGCCTGTCGAAGGGGAGTATCAATGCCGAACTCGATCATGGCGGCGTCCAACGGGGGCAGGAACCCCGCAGGGGCGTGCGGCATGACGGCCCGTAGCTGTTCATCGGTCATGCAACGCCTCCTGAGCACACGGGCACGTATCGCACGCACTCGTTTCTGACTGGCGCTCCCGACACCACCCGGCCTCTGCGTCGTACCGAGGCAGCCAGTGCAGACACTCTCGACACGGCACGGTCACGGTTGCCCCCCTTCGATCCCCGCATTCATCCCAACTGCCGGATTGACCGGAGTGAGAGGATCAGTGTTACGCGCCGGCGCCAGGGCGGGAGACCCCCGTGCATTGGGGATAATGGGCGGCGCGTTGGCGTCTTTGAAGCCGGCTGATTGCAGCAGCTCGTCGGCCAGGGGCGCTACGGCCGGCTGCGTGGCGATGTTGCTGGTGGCCTGGGTGGCGCTGTACATCCCTTCCACTCCCTTGTTCGTAGCCGTCGCATCGGCGAGCCGTGCCTGGTCCGCGTGGGTTATCCCGCGATCTCCCGCAGTGTTTTTCGCCCGATACGGTAATCCGATTCGACACGCCCCCAATCCACGACGGGGCGCGACGTTTCGACTGGAGGGGAGTTTTGATGGCTCAGGCATGGGGGCGGATGGCGTGAATTGAAAACACGCAATGAATACCACACCCGCCCCGAGTGCGCAAGCCCCCAGCACCAGCGGGCGGAAACCCCGAGAATTTAACGGGGTAAAAAATAGCGGGGTAAGGGGTACCGTTGATTTTTAACGATTTTTTTTACCCTACCCCATATACCCCATATAACCTTATATCAGTAGTAGTAGATATAGCGTTATGTATTATAGGGGTGTACGTATTACATAATTACGTAATACCTAACGCGTTTTTCTAGGGGGGCAGTAGTCGTCGGTGGGGGTGTAGGGTAGGGTACTGGGGTAAAAACACGATTTCCCTTTACGATTCAAACACTTACTGGAAATTCATCCCGAAAAGTGGCGGGGTAAAACGGAAATCCGGGGTAGCCCACCTAACCTATTTACTTTTGATAATCCGTTAGGTATCATCATGTTTTCACTCGCCGGAGCAAAACTACCATGAAAATTTACATAAATCCGAAAACTGGATCGGCGTCACAAATGCCTTTTTCCCGGTCCGACGCCCTGGCGGATGGTCACGAAAAATATCGGTCCCACGATCTATGCCCCATTTGCGGGGACACGACCGTAACCGTCCGGTACGCCGATACCGGGGATTGTATGGTCTGCCTCATCAAAACGGCGCGCGTCCGGGACTCCTACTACGCCCCGGCGGGGGACATGGAGGCGGTCGTTGCTGGGAAACGCTACTGCTATGCCTCCGACGGCCGGTCGGGGCGCCTGACGTGCAGCTTCGGCGCCCACGTGGGGGTGCGCGAGGCGGGAAAAAAGAAGTGCCTGGTGTGCGCCGATACCGACGGGAGGAATACCCCCGACGCCGCCATGAGTCGAGATTTCCCCGACATGATCCTGAGTCGAGAGGACGCCCGAGCGATGGGGTTCTCTCGGTTCCGCACGGGCACCCCGTGCAAACACGGGCACTCCGGCTGGCGTTACACCTCCACCGGGGGGTGCATACCGTGCCTGCGCCCTGACAGTCTCGGCGCCTCCTCTCCTGACCTCGAACTGACCGAAATGATCCAGCACGCCCGCGACCTGCGCAACCACCTTCCGCCCTTGACGCATCGGTGGGCGCAGGAGTCTGTCCCCCACGACCGCATTGGCGACGCCATCCGGGGCGTCCCGATGCAGTATTCCGAGCGCAACCCCCATCGCGCCCTCTGGGACGACGTGACGGCGGCCCTACCCGCCGAGGACGTAGCGGCCTGGCGCCAGCGTTGCGCCCTGCTCCGTGGCGGCGCGAACCCCCCCAGCCCTGGCGAGCGCCCCGCCCCCGCCGACTATGTAGAACTGCACCAGCGCCCCGTGCCTCCCTGGGAGGTAGAGGCCACTTTGTCCCGAGCGCACGCCCTGGCGGCCGCCCGAGGCGGCACCCTGCGGCACTCCGAGCAGCACGGCACCGGCGACGTGGTAGTGCTGAATTTGTGGCTGCACCCTGACGACGCACGGGCACTGTAACCGATAAAGACGCCCTATCGATCCATAGAAATCTTTTCGTGGCGTTACGGCTACGAGTAGCTATAATACGGTCATGGGGTAGCGCATCGCAAGCCCCGCCAGATCGAGGAGAAGAAAATGCTGACATGGGACACTACCGAGGGTCTGGCCGACCTGGCGGAAATCCAGGCCGGGCGGGCCGTGATGGCCGCCCGCATTGCGGCATCAGGAGTGAGTCGCGATGCGTTTTTCGAGATGCGGAATCTCCGCGCTCGCGCTGGCCGGATCGGCCTGTCCTTCTGGCCGGCGCTGTTCTGCCGGGACTGCAACCCCGCCGCCTTCGTGGCGGCCGAGGAAGTGCTGACCGCCAAGATCGGCGCCCGATGGGGGGAATTCCTCCCCGACGGCACCCGCTCCCACGGCGGATGGGACTCCACCGACTATTATGGCCTGTCTAGCCACACCGTAGTCAAAATGTGGATTGCGGCGGGGTGCCGCGATGGCGAAAAGTTCCGCCTCCAGGTGTTTTACGGAGAAGTCGCCAAGAAGGGCGACTCCATCCCCTGGCTGCGGAACTACTTCAGGGGCCTGCAATGGCTCACGAACAATCACATCCGGCTCCCGTTGGCCCGAGAGGCCATCGCCGCCCTGGGGCGCCTGTCCCCGGAAAGTCGGCGGGCCGCGCTGGCCCCGTTTTTTGGCCCCGACCTTGGGGACCATCGCGGAAAAATTCGCATCCGCCACCTGGACTGGGGCGCGGTTCGCCACGCCCAATCCGCCGTGGCCGGCGGTAACGTCAAGGCCCGCGCCGCCCTGTCCGGGATCAGGCGCGCCGCCCAACTCCTCGGGGTGAAACCCTACGAGTTGAGCCGCACCCTGTGCCCGGTCTACGCCCTGCCTTTACCGTTCGCCCGGCGCGTAGCCCTGGGCGAAAGCCCCGCCCAACTGGCGGGCGGTCTGCTCTCCAGAGCCGAATCCCACAAATGGGCCATTGCCGGAGCGCCTGAAATCGCGGGCTGGCTGTCGGCCCAACTGGCCCTCCCGGCTCACCGCAGCATCCGGGTGATCCGGTGGCTCGATCACTGCCGCCGAAGCGGCCGGTGGGATGCCGTTGAGCGGGACCGTATCGCCCGCATTCCCGGTGAGAACCAGGGCCGCAGGTACTCCCTGCTGTCCGTCCTGGACGAAATCCAGGAGGAGGACATAGTCACTGGCAAGGATGGCGTGGATGCCGTCCTGCAACGCACCGCCGCCCGGCTGGGCGATGCCTGGTTGACCACCCAGATGGGCGACCACCGCATCCTTGCCCCGCTCCCGGCGTGGGCGCGCAACCTACCCGAGGGGGTGCGGATTCTGCGCACTCCGGCCCAACTGGCCAAGGAGGGTCGTGACATGAACCACTGCGTCGGCGGCTACCGCGACGCAGTGTCCAACGGCCAGAGTCACATTCTGGCTATTCAGACCCGGCACGGCCGCAGTACGGTCGAAATCAGGCCGGACTTGTCCGTCGCCCAGCACCGGGCCGAGCGGAATGAATCGCCTTGCAGCCGCAACGAAAAACTTTTGCGGGCCTTCCTGGTCCGCGTCGCCTCGAAAGGAGTAAGAAATGCTGCGTAATAGTTTCACCCTCGCCGCCCGGCGCGCCTGGGCGGAATACACCTCACGCCGCCGGGCTGTTGTGGCGGACCTAGTAATTATCGCCGTTATCGCGGCATGGAGCCTATCATGATCCACCTGACGAACTCGGCGGTAATGCCGGCCGGGAATTTCGGCACGTACCGCTACAGCCCGGCCACTTTGGCCGACCTGTCCGACACCCTGGCCGGGAAGCGCGGCCCCTGGCTGTCCGCCATCGGCTACCCGCAAAACGTGGAGTTTCTGGTATGAGCCGCCCGAGAATCTACACGACGCCCGAGGCAGCACAAGCCGCCAGGGCCGAATCGTCCCGGCGCGTCCGGGCCGCCCGGCGCGATGCCGGCCTGACCTACGTCACGGCCTGGGTTTCGCCGGAGGCCGTAGCCGGGCTGTTCACACTCATGGACCGCCACGGCTGCACGGCGGAACGGGCGGTGGGGATAGCGCTCGAAGGAGAACGACATGAGTAGAGCAACCGTTGAAGTCACCGTTCGCTCCGTGTACGGAGTGGACAAGATTTACCCCGCGAATTGGAGCGCCGAGATATTCGCGTCTTTGGCGGGCCAGAAGACCCTGACCGGCAGCGACCTGAACCTAATCCGGGAACTAGGGTATGCGGTGGTCGAAGTTCCCCGTAGGGGGGCGTTAGCCACCTGAAGCGCCTTGCATGTCCACAGTTCGGTCTACTTTACGTTACGAGGCGAAATCAACCGCCTCGAAAATTGTTGAAAATAGTTCTTGACATTACACGCATTGCGTATATAATTCAGTTCATGGGTAGCGCATCGCAACCCGCCGCGCCTCGGGAAAAACAGGGGCTGGAGCCAAAAATGAACGCCACCAAGAACTTTGAAATCGCCGTTGAAGCCCTCTACAACGAAGCCCCGAGCGAGAAGGCCCGCGCCTTCGTTGAGCGGCTGGCCGCTCAGATTCGCGCCAAGGGCGAAGACTGGATTGCTGCCCGCGTCATCGAACTGCACATCACCGACGTTGAGGTCTCCGACAGCGCCGAGTGCAATATCGAAGACAACCGACTTTTTTACCTGGAGCGCTGGCAGCTCGCGCTGTTGAAATAAGATGATGAGCCACCCGAACAGATCGCGGGGTGGTTCGCTATCCCGCAACCCTACGCCCGAAGAAGTCCGCGCCGCACGCGAGGCAGCAGGGCTTTCGCAGACAGCCGCCGCCGCGCTCATCCACTGCGCCCTGCGCGGCTGGCAGGAGTGGGAGGCCGGAAACCGGCGTATGCACCCTGCTTTTTGGGAATTGTTCCGCATCAAAGTCGCCTCATAACACGTCAGTCAACCGGACGCTTCGCCGAAAAGCGCGGCGGATCGCCGTTCAGCACCCACGTTAGCCACCTGAAGCGCGGGACATGGGCGCATCTGGGGGGCCAGACAGGCAGTGCGGGGAGTACCACAGAACCTCCCGAGCGGAATTAGCTCTCCCCGCCCCCTGCCCCTGGGAGCCGTAGCCACCCGTGGCTTTCCAGGCTTCCTTGCGCCAGCCGAGTAGCTCCAGGCCGGCGCCGTCGTGCTCCCCATCGTAGCCGGCGAGCACGATACGGAACAACGGGTCGTTACCGTGGCAGAGCGCCCAGTCCCTTGCCCGACTCGACACCCCCGCGCTCCCGGTATGGTACGGGTCGTGGTTGCCCGCCTCATACGGCGGATCCAGAAATACCCCGGTCAGGCCGAATCCTGTCGTAACGGCCGGCCCCAATACCCGCTCGAAGTCGCCACACGCCACGCGCACACCACGCAGCCGGGCGGATAGCTCGGTGAACAGGGCACGAATGTACTCTCCTCTGGGCCGGCCACTCTGCCGATTGACGCCCCTCCCCCTACCCCCCAGCTGCGGTATCTTCCGCTTGACGCCCTGCCCCGCCCCCAGCTGCGGTATCTTCCGCCGGTCAGTCAGTACCCCCTCTACCGACACCCACGGCCCCGCCCCCGAGCACCAGCCGCTGCCGATCCAGGCGCACGCGCCCCACACCCACCAGCCGGCCGCCCTAGCGTCATACCAGTTCGGGTCGCCCATGAACCGGGCGGTCAGGTCGTCACGTTGTCCCACGAGCCATAGGTGGCGGGCGTGCAAATCCGCCTCATTTACCGGCCAGTCCGCATGAAACGCCACGGCCTCGGAGTTAGACGCCATCGCCCGCCAGGCGTTGGCGAGCAGGCCGTCGTAGTCGTTCACCGTCTCGACTTTCCCCGCGCCCCCCGGCCGGGCAAGGAGAACCGCCAGACTGCCGGCGAACGGCTCAACGTAATTTACCGGGTCGCCAAGAGCCGCCCAGATGCGGTCGGCTACTTTCGACTTCCCACCAAAATAGGGGAAGGGGGCTTTCATTTCACCACCTCCAATTTGAACGCGGCCGTAGCCGCCCCGCCGCTACCCGCTTGGGCCAATTCATACGCCCGAGCAATTTCCGACGCCCCGGTTAGCCCGGCCAATGGGTGCCCCTCTCGTATATACAGCCGTGGCTTGCTCATATCGGGGCTGACCGGGTTATCCGTCCGCCCTTCTCTCAGCCCTGGATGGTGCGAGTACCCCATTCCTTGCAAAATCTCCTTCCGGCGTTTGATGGGTAACGCTCGCTCCAGCCCCTTGGCGGTCAGGAGCCGGTCCAGCCAGATCGAACTGACCCAGCCGTCCCGGAAGCCGACGGCCCCCTGGTCTATCTGCTCCTGGATTTCCTGCTCGGCGGAACCCTGCCCCGCGACGATGGCCGCCCGGCTACTGCTGGTCTTCGGCGCCCGGTGGCACTTCCCCGTCGGATTGAACTCCTCAGCAATCGGGTAGGTGGCCAGGTAGTTGTGCACGATGCCGAACCCGCCGGCTCGCAGCCAGTTCCATAGGTTTGGGAAATAGTCGCCGTCCATGCCGTCACGCCGTAGATCGTCGGCAGATTGTTGCGCGCAAAACAACATCGCGAAGCGCCTGGCCGATTCATTTACCGTGATAGCGTCCTGGTGATTCGTGGCGAAGAGAAAATTACCAGCCATGGCCGCCGTAAATTGATCCACCCCTTTTCCCTCGATCTCCAGTTCCGTCCCGGTAATCATGGCCTTTAGGCTCTCGACAACCTGATGCCGGTGGCCCGGAACGTAAATTTCATCCACCAAATAGGCTAATTTTCCGAGCATCCAGGCATTGAAATCTTTGGAGAGTTTGTCCGCCTTGGGCCAGTGGCAGTATTTCAGCCCAAGGCATTCTTGGATGCAGGTCAGGAGCAGGGTCTTTCCGTTTCCCTCGGTGCCTTGGATTACGGGTGCCCAGCCGAATTTACGGCCGGGGTATTGGATCATGGACGCCTGGTAACTCAGTAGTATCTCGGCGTCCCGTGGGTCTGGAAGCATCTTGCGCACCAGCCCCCAATATGGGGCCGCGTCTCCTTCGCGCTTGTCCGTCACGCACGGCCAGTAGGTGTTCACCACCTTGCGCCCCTGTTGTTCTATGAGTGCGCCGGGTGCTTCGGCGGGCAGGAAGGCCAGCCCGTCCGCCCTGGGGAATTCCAGGGCGCGAGACAGGGTAAAAACCTCCCATGCGTCCGTCGTGGTCTTGACGTTCCCCTCGTCCAGGGAGAAAAAGTACCCCCCAAAACGCGCCTTGAATTGCTCCGGTTTTACCAGCGCCCCAGAGTAGGGCAGCATAATTCGGTGCACGTCCTGGACGTACACGCACCCCTGAAAGTGCTTCGCCTGCCCCTCCACCAGTAGGAACCCGTCCCCCGTCCGGGACTTGATGCCGGGAGGAGTAGGGGTCGGAGCCGCAGGAGTAGGGGTCGGAGCGCCCCCGAACACCGAGGAGGGAGCCGGAGCGGCCGGTACGGCACGCCACCCCGCTTTACGAGCATCGTAGAATACCGTCTCGAAATTGAGGGCGGTCACACCGAACCCGTGCCAGCGCGGCCCCATGTCGTTCGCGTCGTACTTCGCGCTCGACCGGGCGCTCCACTCGTCCCAGAGAACGTAGCCCGCCTCGCCCAGACTCTTGAGGGCCATCCCCGTGCGTACCCACACGTCCCGGTCCTCATAGTCCAGGTAGAGTAGGGCGTCGGCCAGGTCGGCTAGTACCTCCGGGGCGGCCTCGCGCGGGCCGACGAGGGGCACGGGCGCCTCGGAGCGTTCCCGGACGGCCGTAGCCGCTTCCAACAGCCAGGCAGGGGCGCTCGCTGCCGGGTCCGAATTGACCCAGGAGTAGGCGCCCGTACCACCCGGTTGGTCGGCGGGTACGTGGGACGGCGGCGCCAGCACATACCCCCCTTCGGCTCGCACGTCCAGGCCCGGCCCAATGCGGCCGGCAGAACACTTGAGGCCCGGCACGCCGAGGAGATACAGGTGCGTGCCGGCGTTGCGCGTCTCTGCGGTCAGAGTGGGGGGCAGCGTGCCGTGGGCGGCCTCCAGGGCTTCCAGGGACTCCTCGCCACCCTTGGCGGGGTCAATGTCGAGTACCCAGAGTAGGCCGCCCGTAGCGATGGCGACGTTGTAGCTGGTGCCGGAGAACCAACGGGTAACGATTTCCGGGTCAGTCGTGGCGTTCTTGAAGCCGTGGGGGGTGGCGGGGTTTTTGGAGCCGGGCAGGCACGGGAAAACCGGCCATCCAAGAGCCGCGTAGGCGAGGGCGTGAGGGAGCATGGTACTACCCCCCGACCAAGTACTGGATCGCCCGCTCCTTCAATTCCTCCGGCGCCCCCATCGCTCGGGGGTCACGTGCGGCGAGTCCCTGGGCGATAATTTCCGGTATCTCCAACGCGAGGGCGGCTCCCATGACGGCCCGGCGCAACTTAGCCATCGTGCCGAAGTATTGTCCAATCAAACCCGTGCTACACGCGGCTTCGGCGGCAATGGCGTCCCGCGTGATCCGCGCGTAGCCGTGGGCGCGGGACAGGGAAACCGCTGCGGCCAGGATTTCGGCCTTACGGTCGGCGGGCGGGATGCGACGATGGGTTTTCATGGTGCGGGGTCTCTCACGCTAGGTGCCGTACAGCCGGCACATTCAAGGCCGGGCAGTGCCCGGTGCTGACAAATTGTAGTCAATCGGTGCGGCACCCAGACGGCCCGACGCCGTGTGCGTTCCGGGTCCAGGTAGCCGTCTTGCGCCCAGTACCCGAGGGCCATGGGAGGCCGGTTGTAGCAGCCGGGACGGGGCATCAGAAGCTCCCCGGCCCGCGCACGAAACACGCATCGGCGCCCAAGGCGGCCAAGCTGCTCGCCCAGTGCAGTTGTGCAAGTTCCCGATCCGTGCCGGTGAACACCCAGTCCGCCGCCTTGCACTCCCGGCTCACGAACTGCCCCACGGTAGCGCCTAGATACGCCTCGGTGATAAGCAATGGGCGCACTCCGATTAGGTCGGCGGATTTGACCGCCGCGCTCAGGGCCGCCGAGTCGTTCGCCAATCCGTAGCGAACCAGCCGCCCGTCTCGCGGGTCGGTGAAAGCGCCGCAATTGTTGCGGAACAGACGAACCCCCAGGCGGCTTGCCTCAGCGCGTACCGCCGCCTGTACCGCTGCCTCGCTGCCCGAACGGGGGGCGCCGCCACTGATAGGTTCCGGCAGTATCCCGAACTCCCGGCGCAGGTCTTCCACCGCAGCGAGCGGTATCCGGTGGCGGGAGGCCCACGCGATCAGATTCATTGGGAGGGCATCTCCCAGCGCACCACCTCCCGGTCGGGTTCGTCGGTAACAAGAGCATACGCGGCCCCCAGGGCGATAACGACCCAGAGGAAATACCAGATTAGAGAGGATTCAGGATTACGCATTTGAGGTATCCGAAAGAGTGGGGGAAGATGTATACGTCAGAAGTGCTGTCTACGTGGCGTTATACGTCTCGGCAATCGCCGCAAATATCGGGAAGGCATGTGCCGGGACTACTGCGTTTCCGATTGCCCTAAGTCTGTCCATCCGATAGGGATCCCCATTGCCGCCTCCGCAAATTCTGGGGTCATTGGCAGCCCAAGCCGCTTGCAACCATCCGCGAAGGTCATGCTCCGCTTCTTGCCGGTACGCGTGCAGCGTCCGCTGTTCGTCACATGGTCGCCGCATGTCCTCCCTCCGCTCCCCATTGACGCGTCCGGAGTGGGCAACAACCCAACATCTATCGCGCAAGTGCCGTGCACCGACGCTTGCAGCCGGAATAACAAACGGTAGCGCGGTGTAGCCAAGGCTTTCCAGGTCAGCCAGCACTTCGTCGAGTCCCAGACTGACGTGCCCAGCAACATTCTCGCCAACAACCCAATCGGGTCGCGTTTCGTCAATAACTCGGCGCATTTCCGGCCAGAGGTAACGGTCATCTTCCGAGCCTCGGCGCTCCCCGGCGCTACTGAAGGGCTGGCAGTTCGCATCTTGTAAGTTTTCTAACATCGTCAAAAATCCTTGTTGTCGGCCAGTGCTTGCGCAGCACCTTCTGGCAAAACGGGTCGCACTCGCAAAACGCCACCGTCGTCATTCCGGCGCGTTCCGCTGCAAGGTCAATCCCGCCAATCCCTGAAAACAAACTCAGCAGGTTCATGGCAGTATTTTTTCGCGCAAAATCGCCAGGTCGTACTCGGCGCATCCGGTCAAATCGTCCGTCGGCTTTACGACGGTGTTCAACAGGCCTTCCGCAATCGTCGGTTCGTCGTGCGCTCGTATGACCTGTGCCGCCGCATACACGACGCCAACCGTAAATCCGTCTGCCATTTTTATCTCCTCAAAAAACGCCCGACCCTACAGTCAACCCGACCGTGCGTGGTCGGAGTGGGCCGGTGGGGAATCTCACCCCACATTTCCCGGAACGGGCGTCCGCTTGGTGTAGCTACTTGCCGCGCCGGGTAGGACCGCACAATACCCCATTACTGCCTGTTACGTCAATACTATTCTTGCCATGAGGGATTCCGATTCTGCCCGATTGAGCGTCTGGGCCGTCGCCACGTCCACCCCATATCGCAGGTAGAAGAGGCGTTGCGCGGTCGCCACGTCCCACCCTTCCTCCGTGCGCGCCCCGCCCCATAGCGCCATCCGTTCCCGCAGCCGTGCCTGGGCCTCCATCCGTTCCTGGTGGCGTTTGTTGATGGCCCCTACGATCTCCGGCCCGGCCCCCCACGGCACGGCGGGCGGGCCATCGGCGGCCAGTATCTCTCCGCGCAACCGCGCCAGGGCGTCCAGTGATAGTTCCGCCAGGTCGCCATCCACCTGTTCCGGCCCGCTACGTCCCGCCGGTATCGGGTAGAAGCCGCAGTAAGGGCAGGCCCGGTGCGTCCGTTCGTAAGTGGCCAGGCACTTCGGACAAGTCCGTACCGGGATTACGTCCGTTGGCGTGTTCTTGCCGCGCTTCTCGCGCCGATCCAACGTCCAGACTCTCGGCGCGTCCGGCAGGCCGTGGCGGTGCACGTTCCCTACGTGGTCAATGACAATCGCATAGGGCTTGCCCTCCATTGGTCGGAGGCTGCGGCCAAACTGCTGGACGAACAGTCCGTAACTCTGTGTCGGCCGGGCCATGCTCACGACTTCGATGGAGGGGAGGTCGAAACCTTCGCCAAATAGGTCCACCGAGCAAAGCTGCTTCAGTTCCCCGCGCGCGAAGCGACGTAGGATCGCCGCTCGTAACAGGTCCGGCGTCTTGCCGCTCACTACCTCAGACGGCACGCCCGCCGCCCGGAACGCCGCCGCCAGTTCCGTCGCCGATGCCACGTCCACGGCAAAGGTCACGCCCAACTTGCTGGGGGCGATGCGTAGGTAATGCGCCACCACGTCCCCAGTAATCGTGGTGGACGCGTGGACGGCAGCGCGTAACGGCTCCGGGGAGAAGTCTCCCCCCGCTGTGGTACTCACGGCGGACAAGTCAATATCCGACGGAGGGGCGAAAATACGATAGTCGGTCAGGTATCCGGCGCGGATCAAGTCTCGCATCGGCGGCGCCAGGGCCATCGCCTCGACCACCCCGTCCGCGTGCAGCCCGAGTCCCTGGCCGTCGGCACGGGTCGGAGTGGCGGTCACGCCCAGCATTCTGGCGTTGGGGAACATGGCGAACGCCTTGCCCCATTTATTTTTCTCCAGGAGGTGGTGCGCTTCGTCCGTAACCTGGAGCGTAACCTGCCGAAACCACGGGTCCGCGGCGTCCATCCGAATCAGCGTGTCTACCCCAGCTACCGCGACACGGGCAGTCGGGTCATAGTAACTTCGGCCAACGCCCGCCATGTGTAACGATACGCAGGTACGGGCCAGGGAGGACGAACCGATTACCCGGTGCCGGACGCCATTACGCGCCAGGGCAACACTGATTTGAGATACGAGTTCTTGCCGGTGGGCAATGGCGATGGATGCCCCCCGCTCCTCCTGCATCAGGTGCGCCATCAGTACGGTTTTGCCCGAGCCGGTGGGCGCTACGGCCAGCACTGAACGGGCGCCCGAGGCCCAGGCGGCCAGAATATCGGCGCGTAGTTGCGCCTGGTAGGGGCGCAGGACGGGGAGCGTCATTCGCTCGGGGCTACGAGACGACGCCACGAAATTACCGACAACCGGCTGGTATCGAGTGCCCTGAAGTCAAAGAAGCTCCCATGCCTGCCGTAGTCTGGGGCGTTCCGCTGGATCATCCACCCCTCCCCGTCGTGTGCCCCGATGGCCCAAGCCGTCCAGTTCAGCCCATTCGATACCTCCCGAACGAGCAGCAAATACGGTGCGAACCGTTCCGGCTCTCCCATAGTTTCTTCCCCGATCTGGCCGTGAAGCTCCAGAATGTCCGCTTTGGCATCTTGGAAGGCGTAGAACTTCGCCGCGTCCGATTGCCCGAACGCCATCATGCGCGGGTCGCAGTCGCGCCACCTCTCAATTGTTCGCTTCATCTTGACTCCCCGTCTTTTAGCACTTCCAATTGCGATTACCGTCCCGACGGAGCCGGTCGTAACCCCCCGATGTAGGGCTTCCATCCGGTCCCCAACCTTGATTTCTTTTCAATAAGGTATTGACAGTGTCGGCAGTATCGGGCAAAGTGGCGCTCCTGTCAACAGCGAAGGGGGTAACGCACCATGAAGTATCAGGGGATCACCGACAATAAACAATCTTTGGCCGCCGTGACCCGGAACGGGCACGCGCTCCGGTATGTCAGGGACCAGACCGAGGCGGTCGCGATGGCCGCCGTGACCCAGAACGGGTACGCGCTCCGGTACGTCAGGGACCAGACCGAGGCGGTCGCGATGGCCGCCGTGGCCCAAGACGGGTACGCGCTCCGGTATGTCAGGGACCAGACCGAGGCGGTCGCGAGGGCCGCCGTGACCCAAGACGGGTACGCGCTCCAGTACGTCAAGGACCAGACCGAGGCGGTCGCGATGGCCGCCGTGGCCCAAGACGGGTACGCGCTCCAGTACGTCAAGGACCAGACCGAGGCGGTCGCGATGGCCGCCGTGACCCGGAACGGGTACGCGCTCCAGTACGTCAAGGACCAGACCGAGGCGGTCGTGATGGCCGCCGTGACCCAGAACGGGCACGCGCTCCAGTACGTCAGGGACCAGACCGAGGCGGTCGCGATGGCCGCCGTGGCCCAAGACGGGTACGCGCTCCGGTACGTCCTTGATGAAAAGCTTTTTGAGCGTCTCAATAAGGAGTAACGCACCATGAAGTATCATGGGATCACCGACAATAAACAATCTTTGGCCGCCGTGACCCAAGACGGGTACGCGCTCCGGTACGTCAAGGACCAGACCGAGGCGGTCGTGATGGCCGCCGTGACCCAAGACGGGCACGCGCTCCAGTACGTCAAGGACCAGACCGAGGCGGTCGTGATGGCCGCCGTGACCCGGAACGGGCACGCGCTCCGGTATGTCAGGGACCAGACCGAGGCGGTCGCGATGGCCGCCGTGACCCAAGACGGGTACGCGCTCCAGTACGTCAAGGACCAGACCGAGGCGGTCGTGATGGCCGCCGTGGCCCGGAACGGGTACGCGCTCCAGTACGTCAAGGACCAGACCGAGGCGGTCGTGATGGCCGCCGTGACCCAAGACGGGCAAGCGCTCCAGTACGTCAAGGACCAGACCGAGGCGGTCGCGAGGGCCG